GAAACATAAAAAAGATAATAGATCAGAAAAAAAAGAAACAAGAAGATGACAAATGGATTGCATCAATTGCAGAAGATTATACAAGATTTCTCAATTGGTTATCTAAAAGTCCAAATGTATATAACAGATTAAAAGTAGTAGAAAAAAATCACATAGTAGAAATACATTTTAGATTTATTTTTCATAAAGAAAGTGAGGTGAAGTAATGAATCAATGTGAAGAATGTAATGTTCTATTAGATGGTAAAAACAATGAGAATCATAAAGAAATGTGTGATGATTGTTTACAAGATAATGTTTCTCCAAGGTATGACAATTCAGAGAACGATGATTGGGGAAATCAATTTAGAAATTTTAAATTAAATATATTAAATAAGGAGTATTAACAATGAGTGTATATGTAATTATAGCATTTTTATTGTGGATAGTACAAACAATTGTTTCATTTGCAATATTAGAAAAAAAGAACGAAGAGATAAGGAATTATAAAAATTGGGCAGAATCTGCACAAGAAGAACTTAACAGACACAAGTACGAAGAGAGGAAATAAAATGAATAAGAATGCATTGTTAGGGGAAAAAGGAGAAGCATTTGTTCGATATGATTTATATAAACAAGGTGCAACAAATGTAATGTCAAGTTGGAATGGATGTAGTTATGATTTAGTATTTCAATACAATAAAAAGTTTTATAAAGTACAAGTCAAAACAACTGAAACAATATTAACAAAACCTGATTACAGAAAACAACAAAATAAAACATATACAAAAAAAGTGTATAGATGGCAAACAAATAAAACAATAAGCAATGAAGTTGGCTCGTATGAAAAAGATGATACTAATTTATTTGCTTTGGTTTGCCTAGATGGTTCAATAGAAAAGATTATTTATTTACCCTTTACAAAAAGAACAGATATAACTAAAAGTGTAAATAAAATAAAAAATGTAGATACTTCTGAAACTTTCAAAGATACTTTAAAAGGAATTAAATAAATGAGACCTCAAGATAAATACAAATGTGCCACCTATTACGGAAGAGGTTGGAAAGTACCTAAAGGATATCCGTTTGATAAAAAATCACAACAAGAAATTAAACAGATAAAAAAAGAACACGGAAATGGTTGGTGGGTTTTTGTAGGTAGATATATTTATAAATAAAAAATTGGGTAGAAGATCTATTTAATTAACTAAAAAACAAATGCTATTTATTTTTTATGTTAATGCCCTGCGAGAGATATTTCTTCTACCCAAAAAAATTATTTGGTGACATAAAGCAAAAGTATTAAATTAAAGATATGGTTAAAGGAATAAAAAAAGATTTAAAGAGAGAGTTGCCCTTAACATCTTCCTCAGATGTTATTTATTCCTATATTAACCTAAACCTAAACAACTCTCTCTTTCTTTTAATGGGTGTAAACTTTTTTGCAAAGAGTCGTAAAAAAGGTAAAGTCCTTATTAATAATACACCCATTACATTAAAACCCTACCTCGCAAACTAGGAGATATTATGAGTTTTGTTAACAGAGTTGAAAGAAGATTAGATGAATGTGATAAAGATATAGATGATTTATGGGATAAAGTTTTTGAATTATTTAATATAGTTGAAGAACATGGTAATCATATTAAAGAACTCTTAACAGATAAAGCATACGAACAATCCACAATAAAAAAACCTAAAAAAACCACAAAGAAAAAGTGAATATAGTAGAAATCTATGACAAATATATCAGTTCTTTAAACGATAAGAATACTGACAATAGGTATAAAGGAAAGGAACATTGGTTTCATGCAAGTTCAGCAGGTACTTGTGTAAGGAAACAATACTATCGCCATGTAGAAAAAGTTTCTGAACCACCTTTTTCTAAAGATACTATGCGTTTATTTAGATTAGGTAATTTAGTACATGATGATATACAAGAAGCAGTATTGTTACACTCTAAAGACACTAATACAGAGGTTTACATAGAGAAAGAAATACAAATAGATAGTTGGAATGTCAGAGGTTTTTTAGACTTATTAGTGGTTTCAGACAATGAATTGTATGATATTAAAACTTGCAATCATAAAAAGTTTAAAAGTATTAGTGGAGATTTAAATAGATTTAACGAACCAATAAATTATTATTTACAACTAGCCACATATGGGTATTGGTATGAACAAAAAAGTGGCAAAGAACTATCAAAGATGTCTTTACTATATTATAATAAAAATACATCTGAGATGCATGAGATACAAGTAGACAAAAATTATATAGATCAAGCACAAAGTTATTGGTTTAATGTAAAGCAACAAGTAAATTACGAACCCGAAATAAAATTAGGTGTTGCACCAAGAGCAAAATGGGAATGTAATTATTGCAATTATTTTGAACATTGTGGAGAGGGATACACAGATGGCAAGAGGAAGAATTTTAAGTAGACAGATAGCAATAGATATTAAGTTTAATAAATTAACCATATCACAACAATGGTTGTTTATGAGACTGCTACCATTTACAGATGATTATGGTAGAGTCAATGGAAACTTAGAAGAATTACATTTACAAATGCTACCTGCATACAAAGATTTTGAAGTAAACAAGATGAGATCAAACTTAAACGCATTACAAAAAGCAGGGATGATTGAATGGGAAGAGAATGTAGTCATTCAATTTAAAAACTTTAATAAGCATCAAAAGATAGGACATAGAAGAGCAAAGTCTGAATATCCTAATCTCAATGGGGAGATTGATGTAGAAATAGATGAAGAAAAAAAAGAATTCAGAGTCATAAATGGTAGGATATTAGCACATTGTTCTAAATGTGATAAAGATTATTATTTTAGATACGACTATGAAACACAGAAAGAGAGTCCTTGTTGCAAGGCTCCATTTAAACCATAAAAAAAAGGAGATAATATGGCTGAAAGTAAAAAGAAAGTAGATAATGTATTTGAAACTTTATCTGCTATAAATGTAAATGAATATGTAGAAAAGAAAGGTAACTTTAATTATGTTAGTTGGGCTAATATAGTTTCAGTTGTTAAGAAAAAATATCCTAGCATGACTTGGGGTGTTGAAGAGTATGAAAAGAGTTACAAGAAAGAGAATGTTGTAATTACAGAGAAAAGACCTTACATGGAAACTCCATCAGGTTTTTATGTTAAAACTTGGGTTGAAATAGATGGTGTAAAACAATATTTTACCCACCCAGTTTTAGATAATAGAAATAGGGCATTGATGGAAGTTAACTCATTTCAAATAAACACTTCTACTATGAGATGTTTAACAAAGAACTTGGCTTTATTTGGAGCAGGTTTATACATCTATGCAGGTGAGGATTTGCCTAATGAATAACTCTTTAAACGAATGTATCATAACTATTAAGCTCAGCTATGCTGAGCTTAATAAAACATTAGCATCTTTAAAAATTACTAAAGACGATAAAAATAATGAACTAACTGATCTTGATATTTTAATAAAAGATTTTGAAAAGATTTTAGAAGGTGCTAGAGATTATCAAATAAACAAAAACCTTGATAAAACAAGACCAAACTTACCACAACCAAAAATTGAAAATGAGTTACAAGAAAGAGAAATGGTTTGTGAAAAGTGTGAATAATAAAAAAACTCTTGATGTAATCAACCCTGCATATTATACAAAGGGTGTAGAGGTTACAAAATTTATTTTAAGTTGGGGCATGAATTTTTGTGAAGGTAATATTATTAAATATATTGTAAGATATAAATATAAAAATGGTTTAGAAGATTTATACAAAGCAAGAAAGTATTTAGACCTTTTAATACAAGATAAGGAAAACAATAATGGATGAATTAAAAGATGCATTAAAACAATATCAAGAAAGAAATGACAAAAACATTAATGTAGCAGAGGTAAAAGCAGAAGAGTTTTTTAAAATGAGAAACATTGTGTATCAAAGGGTTGGATTTGATGAAAAGAATAGTCCCTTTCCAAAAGATTTATTTGCAAAAATACCACCTACTTTAAGGTCAATGCCTGACTATATTGCTATTAATAAAGAAGCATCTTTTATAGAAGTTAAAGGATTTAACCAAGAGTTTAAACTTAAAGAACATGATATAGAAATTTATGAATGGTGGATGAAAGTATTAAATGTAATGATTTATGCATATGACTTTGATAAGCAAGTTGCAGTTATCATACCTTTTGAAAAATTATATAGAGATATAAAACTAAAAAATAATTTTGCAACTGGTAGATACCATGACAATGGATTTAGATATTTTGTTATAGATTGGAATTATTTAAAGGAATTTAAAATGTATGGTCAAAAATAAACGAAAACCCACAATAAAAGAATTAGGAAAGTTTTCTGTAGATACATATAACTATGTTAGATATTTAGAAAAACTATTTGTAGAAATTAAAAATACATTAGGTATGTATATACAGATGAATAACGATGTAGAAAAACTTGAAAAATATGTTAAAGAACAATTAGAGGTATTAAAAAATGAAAGCAAAAGATCCGAAGAAAGTTCAGATGGGAAGAAGGAATCGTCAAAGAGGAGCAGAACTACAAAGACAAGTAGTAAATCTAGCTAAACAATACGATTTAATTGCACACAACAGAGATAGAGGTGGTGCACAACATGAACAAGGTGATGTAGAAATAGAAGAAAACTTTTATGGATGTAAAAGAAGAAAGAGTGTACCTGCTTGGGTAATGCCTGAAAAAGAAGAACAAGGTGTTTTCTTTAGAGCAGACCATGGTCCATTGATGGTATCAATACCTGCTGAACTTTTTTTATTCCTACACAACCTTTCTAAAAAATTAAATTTTTAATGTGTTACATTAGAAACCATACATGGAAAAGTTCTGTTTTTAATTAACACTAGCAGGTAATGATTCCCCCTTGGAGTTTTTTTTATTGTTATCGCCTTCTCCAAGCATTACCTGCAAAGACTTAACATAGGAGACATAAAATGGATAAAATAAAAATAGCATTGTTTCACAATAAATTTAAAGAAAAAGATATTCATCCTGACTTTACAAATAGGTCAGTAGTTATCAATGGTGAAACATATGATGTTGCAGCATGGAGAAACACAGATAAAAATGGTAATGAAATGATAAACATTACTTTAAGTGAGCCATATGAGAAAAATGGAGTAGCTGCTACACCTTCAGCACCTAAAAAAGCTAATGATGAGGTTGAACTCCCTTTTTAATGCGTAGGATAGGCTATATAGATACCTATTTATATAGCCTACCTTTATATCAAAAACTTTATAAAAGTTTCATATCATCGATTTTAGACATACTTTTTTTTCTCAATGTTTGATTTTTGCCCAAAAATTAATAAAAAGTGTGCAGTTGCTACAAAAAGTTGTTATAATCCCAAAACAAATAAAAATGATCTAACGAAAACTATATTCTGTGGTATGGCTTCAGGCTTTGACACTAGAGTAGAGACACTACCAAAGTGTTGGAAAGATATGACAAA